GTTCTACTGGCTGCATAAAAAAAGGGCCGAGGTTTTACCCCCGGCCCCCTTATATCACAACCGATTACGCGGTGGTGATGTCCTTGATTGCCGCGAAGGATTCGGCGTTGCGTACTGCAACATCCACATCCTGATACATGGCAACGCGGGTTGCGCCAGTGTTCGAGCCGGTGTACGGATCGATCAGCACATCCAAACCACCAAACATACCGATCATCAGCGCATTGAAGTTGCCGAAGATGGCTGCGGAGCATACGCCGCTGGAAGTACCCTTGGTCAGATCGCTCGGAACCAAAGAAGAACTTGCAACACGGTAGCCCAACAGGGTGTTGGTGTCATTCAGGATGAAGTTGCCTTCAACGCCGCTGGTCTGGCGGGCAGTCTGGCGCATTGCTGAAACAACCTTCGGGTTGGTCAGGTAAGCCAAAGAGCCAGTCAGTGCGTTGTCGATAGCGACTTCGCGCTCAAGGTTGACGAGTGAAGCGTAAGTGATCGCGCCACCGTTGGTGCCCAGAGCAACCGAGCCGATGCCGGAAGTGCCGAGGATACCAGTCGGTTCAGCAGCACCGCCGCCTTCGATTGCAACTTCGTCCAGCTTCGCTGCGAACTGCATCATCATGTCCTGACGAACAACCTGCTCAACGGAAGGATCAGACTGCATTGCCAGCTTGCGGCTGATGTCAACAAACTGAACCATGGTCTTCGGCGACATAGTGACCTGACGGAAGGTCGGAGCGCCTTCAGAACCCGGTGCGTTGTTTTCAGCAACAAAGCCCACTGCGGTCTTAGCGTTCAGAGCCGGGATCGCAACATCGCCCTTCAAGCCCTGCATCATGCGAGCGCCAAGGCCAGCGATGACGAGGTTCGGACGCAGCGCGTCGATGAACTCACCAGCCAAATGGTCGGTAGAGATCATGTTAGAGCCGTTGGTTGGAGATGCGGTAGTGATGTCACGCTTGAAGATTTCAGTCGGGACATAGAAGCCACGCGCTTCCTTGCCGTACATCTTAGTCAGCTCGTCAGAGACTTCCTTTTCATAACCACCGAAGCGGCCAGTTGCAGCGCCACGGATGGCGTTCATCAGGCTGTACTGGCGAACTTCTTTCTGAGTCATGCCGAGTTCGGCCTGATCCAGCGGCTTGTCAGCGATGTGGTCAAGCAGTTGACCACGGAACTGAGCCAGTGATGCGCCTTCGCGGATGGCCTTGTCAGCCAGATCGCGCTTGTTGTGGCGGGCAGCCAGATCAAGGATCTCGCTGATTTCTTTGGTGCGTGAAGCAGCGGCCTCGTTGCGCACCTGATCTACATTCATTTCTTCCATTTTCGTGATCTCCACTTTGGAAATTTCAGGTTGGGGTTCTTCGGGAGCCTCTGCCTTTCGACCCACGCCGACTGACTGGTCTGCGGGAATTGAAACAATAGACGCTTCCATCGGTCGCCACGAGGTTGCGCGATAGACACTACGGTCTGACTCGTCTCTGACCATTTTGTCGATATGGTAGCCAATCGACACATTGCCACGGATGCCATCCATGACATCATCGTGGATCTCTCTGGCAAGTCCATTCTTTCCAAAACGAACAGTCGCCCGCAAACGGCGGGCCGAGCCATCAAGTTCCACAGATTCAATGACACCGATCTGACGCTCTGGATCATGATCCATGAGCAACGGTGCGCGACCGCTGTTCAGGAATGACAGATCGATGCTGTCCTCGTTGTGGTCGAGGACTTCAATTCCATAAGAACGCTTGACCGGCGACTCTGATGAGATCGCCATGCGAACGCGACGATCATCAACCTTTTCTGCGGTCATGTCGTCAGCGCGGTGGAAGGTTTCTGCGCTGGTCACGCGCTCACCTTCGACCTCAAGCACCACCTCTTCATCTTCAGAGGCAGCGTCTTCGATGATTTCGCGTACTTCTTCGAGAGTCACTGATTCCTCAGTTTCTTCGACTTCTTGAATTTCGACTTCTTCGCTCATGCGTTCACCTGTCGCTTCTTCAAACTTGATCGGGGTGAAGCCATGCTCAGAGAGCCATGCCTTCGCTTGTGCGGGAGTATATCGCGTTTTGTCAAAGCGTATCGCTTGGATCTCAGACTCGCCGCCCTTGATGCCGTAGATGAAATCAATCCCCGGCCCGCCTTCATCCGCTTCGCGGCGGAATTCATCAAACTGCGCCGGATCTTTGATGCGGGCAGCGTGTTCGTTTGGATAGGGTCGTTCGTCGTAGGATCGATCCATCTTCTTTACCTGTGCTGCGGCCCACGATTTGCCGGGATCTCCGCCCCACAAAGCCCACGCAATACGCCCTGCGCTCGGATACCCATCCTCGCCGGGGCTGAATCCTTCGCCCTGCTTGTCCACCTCATGCCGCGCGAAATAGCTATTCATGCGCACGATGGTTTCATCAGATAGATCCACACCATTCTTGATGTCGCGCGCCCTAGCAACGCCGACCTCAGTACCGCCTCGACCGAACTCTTTGCGCCAAGCGAGGCCACGCTCGGCCTCCTCTCGCATCGCTTCAGTCGGTATTGCCATCGTCATATCCTTCCGGCACGACCGGCATCTGCGTTGCGCCGAACGGCTCAAATGCGGTCTTCAGGCCAAAGCGCGCAGCAGTTTCCTTGTCGCGCGCAATCTGCGCGAAAGTTTCCTCAACATCGCGGCCATAATTGTTGGCAATGTCCTGCATCGAGATCAGGCCATTCTTGAGCGCCATCACATTCGCAGCGATCTCTTTCTGCGGATCAACCCAGTTGAAGCCGCGACCACGGAATTCTGATGCGGTAAAAAACTTGTCGTATTTGTTGATCGGCAGATTCACAGACCCAACGGTCATGGAATTGGTCAGCCATGCTCTGAAAATTGGACGAATGAAATGGTCAATCATGAACCGCTGGAGGGAACGGTAGAAATCACGGTCAGCCAACTCGCCAGCACGGATGCTTGAGTAGCTTACAGCCGTGAGATCGTTTGCCAGAGCGTAATAGCTGACACCTAAACCAGACGCGATCCCTCGCAGAATCGACTTCTCAAATGCGTCAAACGCTGAGGTTGGATGCTGCGGATCAAATTGCTGGAAGGATACGCCCTGCGGTAGCTGGTGGAATGACCCCGGCTCCGCCTCCATGATCGGTACTCGCGTGTCTTCATAATCATCAGGCAAGAACTCATCCCCGCCCGGTGAGGTGAAAAAGCCCATCTTTGATGCGGCGGTGCGCGCGGCCACCAACTCTGCTTCCCGATAGCCGTGCAACATCTTCAGACTGGCAATCGCAGTTGCCATCCACGGCACGCCGCGAGATTGCTGCGCGCGATCCGGCATATACACATGAAGAATCTTGTCGGCAGTCACGCGCTCAGTGACGCGGCCGACAGAACTCATGTTCGCAAACTCTTCGCCCGGATGCTGCGTCAGGATGTGATACGCAACCGGGCGACGGTACTTGTCCATCTCCACACCCATGCGAATGACATTGCCATTGCTCAGGCGCTCATTCTTTTCTTCATCGATCAGATCCGGCTCAAGAAACTCAATGCCGAAGCGATCCGAGTTTCCATTCCAGTTGACCATGCGCACTAGCACTTCACCATCGCGCGCAAGAGATTCGATGAAAAGATCCTGTGCATCCGTCCATGACATCTTGCCATCGACGGTGCAATTCCCAAGGCGACCCCATGCTTTGAACTGTTGCTCAATGATGTTGTTGCCAATGCGATCAAAAGAGCCGTCGGTATTGACGGCTTTGACTTGGAGCGAGACACCTTTTTCACCGACCACATTCGTGCGCAAGAGTCGGAGATAGCGTTTCGCATATTCGTTGTTGCGGCTGAGATCGCGGCAGCGATTGCGCAGAACTTTCAGGTTGTAGCGGAGTTCTGCGTCAGGTGTGCGAGTCGATGTAACAAAGTCAGAAAAAAGCCGACCAGCATTCGCGCCATCGAATCCGCGCTTCAGTTTGATCGGCTTTTTCTTGCGGAATAAATCAATCAAAGCCATCAGGAGAATCTCACTTTAATCGTTGCGGAAGTAGCGCGTCCGAGTTTGATGTCATTCTGCCGCTGCTGCGCTTTAACCTCTCTGCGGTAATGATCGCGCCACTCAATCAATTCAGCCGGCGACATCTTCGTCAGGCTGCGGCCAGCGATTGAATAGCTTGAGACATCCCCATCGGCTCGACCTTCAAGTAGCGTCTCGATTTTTTCCAGCATGATCTCAGCGTGCGTGCGCGGATCAGTGCCATTCACATCGAGATCAACAATCACTTGGAATGAGCCGCGATCAATAACAATGCGCTCGCTGTCTGACTTGCGAATGATCTCCGCCTGCCAGTAATAATGGCCGGCAACAAAATCGACGGATGTGGTACTGGCAACCGACATCAAGAAAGTGCCGTTGTAATCTGTGCCAGTCACCTGAATTTCAGTATTGCCGCCGCCAGAAATGCGGGCAACATAGGTCAGCGTATAGTCATCTGGATCGTAGACAGCAGCAAGATCAGAGCGTTTCCACTGAATGCGGTCGCCGACTACTACCTCATACGGTTCGCCCTCTGGTGCATTCGCCGGGTCGAAAGCATTGCTCATGCCTCATCTCCATCCATTCACAAAGCCCCCTCGTCGGGGTGGTGCGCGTCTCGCAGGTGGCGGAACGGCTGCAATCGGTGGCGGCGGTTCAGGTTCTTTGACCTTCTCCATCGCGCGCTTTTCGGCAATTCTACCCGCAATCGTGTTGACATTCACGCCAAGTATCGCATAAGCCGCGAGAGCATAGCATCGAACATCCAGTGCCTCGTTTCGATTTCGCGATTTTATCCAGATTCGTTTGGCATGACCACGCACATATCTTGTCACCAATCGCTCGGCTGTTAGCTGTTTGAAATACTCGTCATCGCGTCCGACCGGAAAGTGACAGTAGCCGGGGCCGGGTTCATCGATACGCAGCCGGCCATAGACCAACTCTTTCGCAGTATCAGCGCCGACCGAGAACAAACGCACCTTGCCGATGTTGTTCTTCGTTGGGCGAGTGACCAGAGGCCGGCCTTCTCCGCCGACACCTTTCAGCGCAAACACCCGGCGACCTTCTCTGGCCTTCACATACTTGTACACGGTCTGCGTGTGATGGCCACCGGTATCGATGCCGGTTCCACGAATGGCAAGGCTGCGACCATCCTCGGTTTCATATTCGGCGAACAAGACAGAATCGAGATCCTCCCAGACGCGAGGCGCAGATGGATCGCCGCGCAAAACGCGGTAGTCGATTGACCAGCTTTCCTCATCTCGGCCAATGCCCACAACCTCGACTTCGAGACGGTCATCCTGCACATCCACGCCGGCCACGAGCATGACGACATGCTCTGGAATCTGCTGCCATTCTTCGGCGCGGTCGGCGAGTTGATGAGACTCAACCCCTTCGCCGCGCTCCTCCCAAGTTTCGGCAAGGCTGACATTGACAAAGGTTTGCAGGTCGCCCGCGTGCTTCTTCTCAAGGAAGGATTGCACGATGTCGCCCAGCTTGCGAAAGACCGAGTACATCTCATTTAAGTGATAGCT